GATGCAGTATATAAAGAAGCTGCACTGTATAGTGCAGTAGATAGGAGATTACGACAACTAAACAACCCTGAGATAGGCACTAACTTTGGTGAGTTTTTAACTAAAACAAAAGCAGATGGTAGTAATTTAACTTTAGATGATCTACCCCCAAGTGTTATGGAATATGCTATTGACAGTGCAAAAAGATTTACATTTCAAAAAGACTTTAAAAAAGATAAGTCTTTATTTGGTAGAGGTGCTAGAGGTCTACAAAAAATTCATTACAAACTTCCTTTCATTGTTTCTGTCGGAGCAGATGTACCATTCCCACGATACATTGCCAATCACTTAGAGTATATATCTGACTATAGTCCTATAGGATATGCAACAGGTGGAATAGAAAAACTTGAAAAATATATAGGTGGGTTTAACCCTGTCTTTGGTGATGCACAAAAAACAATGACGGATCGAGGTGCAAAAGCAATAACTGGTACAAGTCTTGTTTTCATGGGCTATCAAATGGCTCAAGAAAAAAAGGGTGAAATAGATTTTGCAAAGTGGGTTCAAACTACTAAAACTGAGAGTGATCTTAAAAGAGTCCTTGGTCCATTTGCTATGCATGCATTAATAGGAGATGTATTATATAGATACTTTAATAATTTACCTTGGAATAAAACAGCTACCCAAGATAATATCTTAGAGATAGCTGGTGGTATACCAGATATGAGAACAGGAGCTTTTAAATTTGAGTTTGATCTTATTAGAAATTTATCTGAATCTTCTTTAAAAGGTGGGGCAACTCCCGGATTAGAGAAACAATTAGGTGACATAGTGTCTACGTTTTCTTATCCTACAACTTTTGTGTCTTCATTCCAAGGTCAAATGGACTATGAGTCTGCAGGTAATCCTTATACAAGAGACTTACGGGTTCAAGATTCATTGACAGGAGAAAGAAATTTCTTAATGGATATAATTAAGAGTGACTATCTCAAACAACAAGCAACTAAAAATTTAGTAGATTGGTCAGGTATTAGCTATGGTCAGTCTTATACTCAAGGTAAAGAAAAAGGACATGACGTTAGGCTTTATAGTATATTTAATCCTAATCCTATCGGTTCTTGGAATCCAATGACAAAACAATTTGGTGTAAGTGAAGAACCACCAAGCACTTTAATACAAAAAGAAATGACTCTGTTAGGTATTCAAGATTACAAAATGTACTCAAGCTATACAGTACCTAATGCTATTGTAGATGAAGCAGTTAGATATTCTTTATCCCAGACAATGCCCTTTGAATTTAAAAGTTGGAAAAAAACAAAACCCCATGAGGGTGTAGCATATCTTAACAGAACTTATGATCAAATACCAAATGATCAACAGGGGTTTGAATTAAAAAGAAAACTTTTAACTAATTTTATAAATTTTCATATAGGCCAAAGAACACAAGATGTAAAGAAAGCTTATGATGGACTTTTAGAAGACCCTAAATTTAGAAAATTTGGACTTCGTTATGTACGTGCTACTTATGATATAGAGCAAGCTAAGTTTGAGAAACAACATGGAAATCTTGACAAGGTTTTAAAGATGTTTCCAAATCAATTTAGAAATGAAACTGGTAGTGTAAGCTTTACATCTTCTAAAGACTTTATAGAAAATGCTGGGTCTATTGCAGAAGAAATGAATAGACGCCAGCACTTGCTTTCAATGGTAACTGAATACAATAAAGCATTTGAATCAGAAGACTTACCTAGCCTAAGAAAGTAAATTAATCATCATCTAACATGTAGTCTGCCCATTCATATGCTGATCTTTTTATCTCAGGCATTTGACGCCCCTTACTATTAGGTAGTAATCCAGCAAGAGCTTGTCCTGCTAGATACCGTCTAGTGGTAAGGGGCTTCATTGCTTTAGAGGTGTGTTTCTTTTTCTTGTAGTTCTTTGCCTCGTTCTCTAATTCTTTGCTCATTATCTTTTACTCTTTTTAAGTTAGAGAAGTATGCAGTATTAAAGCCATACTCCCAGCTTCTGTTATTATTACTATTTAGTGAGTAAGGATTACCTAACTTACCTAACCTAAAAGATTTCTGGCCCTCATCATAAGGATTCATTTGTGTACCTCTCTCATTGTTTCCATCATCTTATTCATGTACCAGCTTGCCTTCTCCATATCTTCCACAGGTTTACTCTTGTACCTATGACGGTGTTGATACTTAATCATATTACCTTGGCAGTAAGAAATGAATCCCTCATTACCTAATACCTGTTTGATATAGTCAATGCATTCTACTTCACCTGTGTTATAATGAAAGGGTTTACTGACAGAATTATACTGAGCAATAAGATTTTCGTCTGGCATTCTTGATGGTTTATTCATAACTCAATTAGCTCCGCATTAGTGTAAGGGATGTGAAAGAATAGTTCACCTTTTCTTATTCGTCTGCTACCTTTTACTTCGGCAAGACTTTCTTTTGTTAAGCAGGTATCTTTAATACGCCATGCCTTCTTCATGTCTCCTCGAAATACATAGAAGTTTAATACTCCATTCTCTCCTTCGTATTTATCCAGCAACCTTTGCTTTCTTTCTGGTATTCTTATCTCCTTCCAATGGTCAGGCCAATCACCTTTCCACTGAGACTTTACTTCTGCTTCATTGAAGTAAGTGTAGCCATCTTTTTCTGAGACAACATCTGCGTAGTAATCTTCTTTACTATTAACAATAGTATGTCCCTTACTTTCTAAGTAAGTAACTAAAGTTTCTTTAGCAATACCGTCAAACATTTGATACATTGCTCTATTAAAAGGTTTTCTTACAGCCATTTTATTGCTCCAAATATTTCTATTGTGGTAATAATACCAGTTGAGTTTGAGTGTGTAAACCCCCCTTTGCAGGGGGATAAACTATTATGTAATGTCAACCATCTCACAAACATCACCACTACAGGCTAACGTTTGCATACCAGATGTAGTATCTTCTAGTTCATACTCTGATAACTTAGACCAATCAATACTACTAGGCATTAAAGCTAACAAACTTTTGTAGCTATGAGTTTCTATAGTATCTGTTAAGTTACCATCCTTGTCTATTTTAAATACAGGGTTGACCTCATCTACCTCAGTATAAGGAGCTTGTTGATAGGTATGCTCATCATAAGGAAGAAAACTAACACCAGACATTTCATCAAAGTTCTTATAGACAAAAGCTAATACATCAAACCATTCATCTGCCTTAACATTACAAGTAACACTTGGCTTATGTTCAGACCAATGTCTTTGATACATCAACCACATCTCAAGTTGTTCAATGGCTGTCATGTCTGAAGTAACTACCGCACCCTCTGGTGCTTTCATAGGGAAGCTAAATACTGTAGTAGCATTTGGATTCATTACATCAGGTTCGTTAGGGATACCCTGATCAGACATTAGCCTAGTTAATGGATCTTCATTCCCACCCCGTACAGTCCTAATATAATAGTTACTGTGGCGAGCATGAATGCCAGAACTTGAATCAACCAGTTGTGATACGGTTCCAGAGGGTTTAACACAGCTAATAGCAGTAGCCACAGGTATATCAAGATACTTTGCATACTTAGCATTAGTAGTAACAGCCACATCTTTTAAGTACTCCAACGTGTCAGCTAACCCTTTATTTTTTGTGGTCATCAAAGGGTTATCCATTATGCCAGTGAGTGATACACCAAGCAATCTTTCTTCTGCAGTATTGGTATGCCAGATCTTTCTTAGATAAGGGAAGTGTGTGTAAGTACTCTGTATTGTACCCAAGACCGTAGCGATGCGGACTTTACGTGCAATATCTTCTACAGTATCTGTTGCTCTTATAACTACTTCAGATAGATTACAAAATTGATAAGGCCGTAAAATTATTTCACTACAAGGGTTAGTCCCGAACTCATAGTTAGGATCTCGCCTACCGTTCTTAACTGCCTGTTTCTTAGATGCCTCTCTGTTAAAGATACCCCTTTCACCACTGCCACTCTTCATTAAAGAAGACCACTCATGCATGAACTCCATACTAGATGGTTTATTTAAGTAAGCTACAGAGTTGTTAGCTAATGCACGATGAGCTTCTTTTTCATACCAGTTACCAGACTTAGCATGACGAACTAGACTGTCATTTAAATCTGACAAACTAATCATAGCTGACCTTCTGACTCCACCTACTACCACGACTTGACCTATCTTACACATAATGTCGTGACACTCTAATGAGTTTAGTTTTCTACCAGAAGATTGTTTAAAGGTGTATATAACAAAGTTAAACAGATCAATCAATGGAGCAGGGCCAGAGGCTCTACCACCAAATACTTTTAGTCTTGAACCAGCTGGACGAACCTTACTAACATCCCACTTAGGGATCTCACCAGCCCAGAGGAGTGCTAACACTTGCCTAAGACCTTTCGCCCACCCTTCTTTACTGTCCTTGATGACAACACAAGTGTCGCTCTCAAAGAGTTGAGGCACATCTGGGAGCTTATTGATGAACTGGCTCTCTACAGAGAACCCGACACCAGTACCACAGAGCAAGATGAACATAGCCTCATCGAATGACTTAGGGTCATCCACAGGTAGATAGCTACAGTTATACATACAAGTATTATCACGGGATGCTGCTTTACCTGCAGTCATTAGTGATCTCATACTTGGCATTACTTCTAATGATAGAATGCTATCACGTATTTCATCCACATCTTTTTTTGTTTTAAGTAACGGCTTAACTATATTAGTTATGTAACGTTCAACAGTTTCTGCCCATGTCTCTCGCCTTCCTTCTTCTTCTAGCCACCGAGCATAACGGCTTGTAGCAATAAATGTTTGATAGTCAGTAGGTAAGTAATTGCTATTCATTAGGTGTATCTATTTCCTTTTCCTCAAGGGAAGTTTTAAGCTGCTTAGTAAGCAATTCTCTTAGCACATCTAAACTGTGCAACTGATACTTAATACCAGATGAAACAGCACTGTTATTCTTTAGCTCATTTAATAAACTACGTTGTTCATCAGTAAAATTTTCATCGTCATAATCTACATTG